TAAATCATTATTTGACCACATAAAGGCAATTACTTCAGAACAAAATCCAAAATATTGGGATACGCTTGAGGAAGCTGATAAAAAAACTTGGAGTAATTATATGATTCATAGATTTCTTTCTATGAATCCAGATTGGATTCAAGTACTTTCTGAAATACAACCTTATACTCAAGTGTTGGAACCTAAACAACTTTATCTTGCTTTAATTGGATTACTTCCAAAGGGAAGGCATTATTTAAAGTACACCAAAGGTAAAAATGATGTAAAGTATGAAGATTGGTTAACTGAGTTAATCATTAAAGAATTCATGTGTTCTAAGAAGGAAGCATTAGAATATTTAGAAATATTTTATTCCACACGAGAAGGTAGAGAAAATATTAAATACATTTGTGAAATGTATGGTGTAGAAAAAAAGAAAATTACCAAATTAAAACTAAAGGTGTAATGAAATCATATTGGGAATGGAATAAAGAAAACTTTGATTGGCACTTCGATTCACAAAAGAAAGTGGAAGATGTACAATATGTAGGTAGATTCGTTTCCAATGAATTAGAATCCGCAGTACAAGAAGTTGTAAACTCCCTATCAGATGATGATAAGTTTTCAGAAACAAGAATCAAAGGGAATTACTACAATAAAGAATCCCAAGATTTTATGGAAGGATACCACAACGACTTGGAAAAGGCAGGATATGGTGAAAGCAATACTGGTGGTAGACAAACAAGAAACTTACCTTCTATTTTTCATAAAATGGCAAAATTAAGTGGTTTAGATAATCCACAGATAATGTTTTTAGAACAACCTCCTGGTAGAATTATTCCATGGCATAGAGATTCTTATAACAATTATCGAAGAAATTTTGCAAAGGTATCGGATGATACCGAAGTAATACGTTATCTAATTCAATTAAATGATTGGGAATGGGGGCATCATGTATTAGTAGGTAATTCAGCAATTCATCAATGGAAACTTGGTGATATACATTGTTGGGAGGAAGGAATATATCATTCTACTGCAAACTCTGGATATTGGCCAAGATATTGTTTTACAATAACTGGTATTGTAACTGAAAATTCTTTACACAAAAAAGCTCCTCAAGAATTTGTTTTTTAAGAATATTTTTCGTATCTTTGTATAACAAAGACGTAATATATGGCAAAAGTTAGCTACTCCCAATACGGAATGTATTCAACCTGTCAAGAACAGTATAAGTTGAATTACATTGATAAGTTAGGAACATCTTCGGCAAACATTCACACAATATTTGGTTCAGCAATGCACGAAACCATCCAACATTTTTTGGATGTGATGTACAACGTAACCAAAAAACAAGCACTCCAACTCAATCTCGAAAAGATGTTATACCAACAATTGGTCGAACATTTTACCAAAGAATCTGAAAAGATGGAAGATGGAATGTATCCATGTACTAAAGAAGAGTTAGGAGAGTTTTATGAGGATGGTAAAAAAATTCTACAATATTTTACTAACAAGTTAGATAAACTTTACCACAAAAGTGGATTCGAACTTGTGGCAATCGAACAAAGACTTAATGCAGAAGTGAAACCAGGCGTGCACTTCATAGGGTTTATTGATGTGTTACTTAAAGATAAATCATCAGATGAGTACATTATCATTGACCTAAAAACATCTACGAGAGGTTGGAACAAATATCAGAAAGCTGATAAAGTAAAGACCTCTCAAATGTTGTTATATAAAAAATTCTACTCTGAAAAATATGATATTCCATTGGATAAGATAAAGGTGGAGTATCAAATTCTAAAACGTAAAATATCAGAAAATTTCGAATACCCCATTCCAAGAATATCAAAGTTTGTACCTGCGAATGGTAAACCTTCCGTAAATAATGCATGGAATGGTTTTACTAACTTTGTGGATTCTGTGTTCAAAGAAGGTGGTGATTTCATCGAAAGAGAATTTCCTCCTTCAAAGGGAAAGCAATGTGATTGGTGTGAATTTAAAACGAGAGGACTTTGTTCTGTATGGAAATAATTCAAATTTTTGTTATGGAAAATATATTTGTATATATTTATTTATAATAACAAAAAATGGAGAGTTATGGTAGAAACAAAATTGACAACAGTAAAAATCGTAAAAGATATTTACTCTTCTTTCAAAAGAATTTCGTTTGATTCAAATATCACATTACAAAAATTAGTAAATCGTTCAGTACACAAGTACATCAATGATGAAGATTTTAGAAACGAAATAAATACTTATGAAGAACTACAAGTAAGTGGTTCAAACTTCTAATTTAAATTTAAATGGCAAAAAAGAAAAAAATTCTATTACTTTCGGATGATTTAAGAATGTCATCTGGCATCGCAACTGTATCAAAAGAATTTGTATTTGGTACATTCGATAAGTTTGATTGGATTCAGTTAGGAGCAGCGGTTAATCATCCTGATAAAGGTAAGGAGATTGATTTGGGAGATGATGCTCGGAAAATTAGTGGTATCAAAGATGCTTCTTTAAAAATTGTACCATGGACTGGATATGGTGATGCAAACATTCTTAGAGAGTTGATTATGAGACATCAACCTGATGCAATCCTACACTTTACAGACCCTAGATATTGGAGATGGTTGTATGAAATTGAATCAGAAATAAGACAAAATATACCAATCCTTTTCTATCATATTTGGGATGATTTACCAGATCCTGATTATAATCGAGATTACTACGAAAGTTGTGATTGGTTAGGATGTATTTCTAAACAAACTTATGGTATTGTAAAACGAGTTGGAGCAATAGATTCTCCTACAATTAAGACCCTTGAAGATTGGCAAGTAGATTATGTACCACATGGTATTAATTCAGATACATATAAACCAGCTGAAGTACCAAAAGAATTTAAAGAAAATGTTTTAGGTGGTAAAGATTATAAATTCGTTCTATTTTGGATGAATAGAAATATCAAAAGAAAGCAACCATCTGATGTTATTTGGGCATTTAAGAAATTTAGAGATGGGTTACCGGAAAAGGATAAGGACAAAGTATGTTTAATAATGCACACAAATCCTGTTGATAATAATGGAACTGATTTGATTGCTGTACAACAGAAAATTGCACCCGATTGTGATGTTAAGTTTTCAACTGATAGAATTACACAATCTCAATTAAATTGGTTATATAATATTGCAGATTGTACCATAAATATCGCTGGTAATGAAGGATTTGGATTAGTAACCGCAGAATCAGTTATGGCTGGAACACCAACAATCGTAAATGTTACAGGTGGAATGCAAGACCAATGTGGATTTAGAATTGATGGTAAATTACTTACCGCTGATGATTATGTAGAGATTGGTTCACTACATGATTGGAGAAAGTGGGAAGATAAAGTAACTCATGGTGAGTGGGTTAAACCAGTATTCTCAAGAGCACAAACTATGGTAGGTTCAGTTCCTACTCCTTACATCATTGATGATAAAGTAGATGTAACTGAAGTATCAGAAGCTATGAGATATTGGTATGATAAATCACCAGAAGAAAGAACTGAAGCTGGTTTGAAAGGAAGAGAGGCATTCATGGGAGAACTTGGATTAAATGCTGAAAACCAAAACAATCTGATGGCAGAAGGTATCTTAAAAGGTATCGAAAATTGGGAACCAAAGAAAAAGTATAACGTATATAAATTAAGATAATGAGTAAACCTTTAGTAGTATTTCAAGCACCTGTTGCAACTCGAAGTGGTTATGGAGACCATTCACGAGATATACTCAAATCACTTTTTGAGTTGGATAGATATGATATTAAAATTGTACCAACCCGATGGGGTAATACTCCACAAGACCAATTAGACCCATCTACTGATTTTGGTAGAAAGGTTGTGGAAAATATAGCAACACAAGTAGATAGACAACCTGATGTTTTTATTCAGATATCAGTTGCTAATGAATTCAAACCTGTTGGTAAGTTTAACATTGGAATTACTGCTGGTGTTGAAACAACAATAGCACCACAAGATTTTATTAATGGTAGTAATCAAATGGATTTAATTATCACACCATCTGAATTTACAAAAGATGTAATGGTAAAAACTGTATATGACCAAGTTGATAAAAATACAAAACAAAAAGTTGGTGAACTAAAAATTCAGAAGCCAGTAGAAGTTCTCTTCGAAGGAGTGAATACTGATATTTTTAATGGTAAATCATCTAATTCTATATTAGATAATGTAGATACTGATTTCAACTTCTTGTTTGTAGGACATTGGTTGAGTGGTGATTTAGGACAAGATAGAAAAGATGTAGGAATGATGATTAAAACATTCTGCACAGTTTTTAAAGATTTACCAAAAGGTAAACAACCAGGTCTTATTCTAAAAACATCCCAAGCCGGATTTTCAGTAATGGAAAGAGAAGGTATTTCCAAAAAGATAAAAGATGTAACCAACCAATTTGGAGATAAGTGTCCTCCTATTCATTTGGTATTTGGTGATTTACCTGAAGAGGATTTGAATAAACTTTATAATGATGAAAAGGTAAAGGCATTTTTAATGTTCACTAAGGGAGAAGGATATGGTAGACCACTTGCAGAGTTTGCTACCACAGGTAAACCAATTATCGTTTCGAATTGGAGTGGGTATAAAGATTTCTTACCAGAAGATAGTACAGTTTACTTAGAAGGTGAATTAAAGAACG